GTCTTGCTTTTGGGTTTGTCTATCTCACCGAAGAAGAATGTAAAGCAGCTCTTGACCGTAAACTAGCAGAAGCCAGACTACGCCTAACATCAGACTTTAAGCCAGACTTTGAGAGTGGAAAAGGCGGCTGGATGGTCTATTATGACCATGGATGTGAAACGCTCGCCGTGTGTGAACTTGATTACTATGATGATGGAGAAATCGTACGTTACAAAACCAGAGAAGAAGCTGAAAAATCTATTGAGGAAAACCGAGAAGATTGGAAGATTTATTTTGGAATTGACCCGTCAGATACAGATAAAAGCTAAATGTACCCTACGGGAAAAGAAAGGAGAAATAATGTCAGCAAAAAGATTTAAGGTTGGTGATAAGGTCAAAGTTCGTAGAGACCTTATCATAGGTAAGTTCTATGGCAATGTGCGTTGTAATAATTCCATGGAGAGGATGGTTGGTAAAGTATTCACAATAAGAAATGTTGATGAACAATATTATAAAGTTACGGAGAACGAGTGGAACTGGAGCGATGGAATGCTAGAGCCTGTTGAGAAAACCCTAGATGATCTTTGTGTTGGTGATTTTGTTGAGTGCGGAGGCATTATCGTTAAAAGGGTGCTGGTGGCGATAGACGGGTGTTATCTTTTGTCTAGCGCCGTCAATCATGACACTGCTGGCTATTGGTATACAGCCGCTGAATTAGATGAGCTTGGATGCTATCCCGTCGAGCTAGCCAACCCAGAGCCTACTGTCGAAATAAATGGTAAAAAATACAAAAAGGCTGATGTTGAAAAGGCTATTAAAGATTTGGAGGTTGTAGAATAAATTATGTATCCAGGTTGTCAAATTTGCGGAAAACCAGCCAAGACAGTAGACAGCGAATATTGTCAGGGCACATATTGTGATGGAAAACAAAGGGAATATCCATCAATTAAAAAGCCACACACCAGGAAAAAACTCACACGAGCAATGATTAAAGCCCGCCGAAAGAAAGGGCGTAGAAAGGGAAATAGGTGAACGCCATTAACCAATGACCTACCATAGGTCAATAAACTGGGCAAAGTTAAACCAATCGGGTACAAATCGTACCCAGTTGAAGACCAATTTTCTCACTTGGGAAAATTGGTTTAGAACATTAACATCAACCGCAGAACTGGACAGATGATATGCACAACCTCTATTCTGGTGCACTATATTCTAGCTAGACGTAGTGTTCGACCGAAAAACCGTGAAACGTTGTGAGTCGGCTCCTATAACCGCAGTGCAACGTGTATCGTCTGTCCAACTGGCGACATCAAACCCTAAAGTAATTAATCAATGATATACACTTGGTGTCGCCTTGCCCCAGTTGTGCGGTTGAGGAGATTAAATATGAAGCATAAGATTAAAGGACGCAATTACAAAATAACGACACCCAGAGTTTACGGCAAAAAAGAAACTCGCACTACACAATTTATTCGTAAACAACTAATCAATAACAATGGAGCAATATGCTCACTCTGCAACAAGCCGATTGAAACTATGAAGGACTGTACGATTGACCATATCATACCAGTTAGTAAGGGCGGCTTGACAACAATCGAGAACTGCCAGTTAGCACACAGGAATTGTAATTCGTCTAAAGGTAATAAGGAGGATTATGGACAGCTTACCAGTGGGTGATAAAATGGAAAACTTTATTATAGCTTTTGACGTTGATGGAACTTTGATTAGTAATATCAATGAAAATGTTGTGCAAGAACGACGGGTACATGGTCAAGTTTACCCATTTGATGCCGCAAATACTCAAGTAGTAGAGTTTCTTATTCTTTGTTCCCGTATATTCAAAAACGTAAAGGTGGTTGTTTGGAGTGCTGGTGGTCAAGAGTATGCACAACAATGGGTTGAACGACTACAGCTTGAGAAATATGTATGGCGGACCTATTCTAAAAGTCAATATCAAGAATTGTGTAATACCCGTAAAGTAATCGCTATCGACGATATACATAAAACTAGACTTGGCAATGTGGCTAATCTGATTGTGAAAATGAAATAACAAACGTCAACTAAACTACTAACTATGGAGGGTACGATATGGGATTCATGATAACGATACAAGCAGACAACAGAGAAGATATGATCATATCGAGTGGCTACGGAGATTTCTCGGTTGGTCCTTTTGATAAATTGGCTCGTAAATATCGACACACTGGTACCTATGATGAGGATTCTTTCAAAGTGGAGGTAGATAACGTGGATGACCTTGCAGATGCATTAGCCGAAACTCAACAGGATGCCGAAAATGACGATATACAAGTCATTATGAGCGGCTGGGAAGATGACGTCTATTTTGCTGAACTGTTCGCTGAAGAAACAGTCGAGAGTCTCTTTAGGGAAATACCTTGGAGTTATTTTGTGATAATGGACAAACGCTAGGGCGAATAGTCAATGAACAAAAATAACCCTTCTGAATCAGAAGGGTTATCCCAACCAGGCGACGTATTTACAATACGCTTAATCAATTTGATCGCTTGTGGCTGTGTAACAGTACTTACGTCTGTACCACTATACTACCATGCTAAGCATAATGGCGCAAGCATTATGGCAAAAAAATGTCACTATGATATGGGATATTGGTGTAGAGCTTTGGGCGATTGAAATTCCTACCACACCATAAACGGTTTGCTAGAATATCACTTGCTTGCACTAGATAATCTCGAGATGAGTCGCAGAACTTTATGTTTATCTTAAAGTCGGCGAACAGTATCGGAGGGTAAAACATTCCATAATCAAAGTTGCGGATCCCATGTATTAGTTCCTCTCTTATACTATCTGAAAGCTTATAGTATCCGTTGGTAGATGTGTGTTGCTGATCAATATAGACTCGCAGAGAGACTGGCTTGTCTGCATCAATTTTGCCAGACGCAATCAGTGTTTCTAGTTTAGACTTTATCATTCTCTTTAAGGCGTAGTCTTTGTATCGATGAATTGACAACTTGTTTGTCATAATAGACTCGTTAACATCGCTCAATTTCACTGTAGCACTAAGACTATTGAATAGCTTGACACAATTATACAAACTTCTCTTATATTTATTTTCTAAACCAGCCGCTTTTAGCTCCGACTCCATCGACATCCCGAGATTAGATTTTATCTCTCTAGACATTGTCTTGAACTGCTCTCTTGCTGCGATACGTTCATGGTTATTCAAGAACAGATATCCAGCGTATATAAAATAATTATGTCCAGAATTAAGAGAGAAAACGCCAGAATCATCTAGGTATATTGAAACCTCTTGGTATTGTTTTTCGTTCATCTTGAGATTATTATAACATTTTTGATAAAAATGTTGGAGAATCTGAAAACCTCATAATATGGTAATTGGGCATGTTACAGTAGTCTAGCTCTAGACAATCTGTCTATATAATAATATAATTAAATTAACACGGGACTACTTGTCTCGTGTTTTTTTATTTCTTTAACAAATTGGGAGTTGCTAGGTGGCGAAAGTGACTAGAAGAATAGACTACATACCGATACGCGAAGTATCTAATTTAACAGTCATATTCTACAGTCATGAAGCTATTTATGTATGCGATAGAGAATGTGTGTATGTATTTCATCGCTGGTTTGTCTACGACAGAACTTCATACAGCCGCAGTTTCTCTCCTTTCCGTAGGTTTCTAATGGAACGAAAGAAAATAACTATCCAGGAAGTCTTCGAAAGGGCGAATAAATACGATTTAGCTATTCAAAAAGCAAGAGGGTTGCCTGATTTAACTAATAGAAAAGTGAGGTTTGTGCGATGAAAGTTATTAAAGTCTATCAAAAAGAATGTGCAAGTTGCGGTCATTACAAAGTGCAGATGGAACGCCTTGAAGAATACGCTATGAATAATGGATATGTAGTTCAAGTCATCCGAACACCTCTAAGTGAAAGTTTTTATAAAGAAGCGGCTGTCTGGAAGTTACCACAACCTTTTTGCGTTATTGACAATAAAGCCTACCCGTTAGGCAAATTACCAGGAGATAAAGAATGATAACTCTAGCTGGATTTGCTCTTGCTTATTTATTAACTGCTACGTCAGGTCCGTTTGATATATTTAGTAAATTACGCTCAATGCTGATTAATAGAAAAGTACGTGTTTTAGAGTGCATGATTTGTACTGGTGTATGGACGACAGTATTGATGTGGACGTTATCAATGACTGAGTTTAGCTATTTGTTGAAGCCGATTTCGGCAATAGGTTTAGTAATAATTTTAGTGGAGGTAATAAAATGACGGCTGAAAAGATATCTCGTCAATATGTTAACTTGTCAAAAATCAAGTCAAATCCAAATAATCCAAGAATTATTAAGGACGACGCATTCAAGAAGCTTGTTCGATCTCTGAAAGATTTTCCAGAAATGATTGAGGCGCGTGAAATTGTCGTGAATAAGGACATGATGATACTTGGTGGTAATATGCGCTATCGTGCAGCTAAAGAGGCTGGCTTAACAACAATACCTGTAAAGATTGTAGACTGGAGTGATGAGAAGCAGCGCGAATTTGTCATTAAAGACAATGTCAGTGGTGGCGATTGGGATTATGATTTGTTAGCAAATGAGTGGGATGGAGAGCAGCTGGATGCGTGGGGGTTAGACTTGCCTGTCATGCTCAATGATGTAGACATCACAGAAGACACTCCACCGCCAGTAGAAGATGATTCTCCTGCTGTTTCTGAGGCTGGAAAAGCATATCGTCTAGGTCGACACATTTTATACTGTGGTTCGTTTATGGATATGGATAGATTTTTCGAAAGTCCCGCTACGGCGTGCGTAACAGATCCTCCGTACGGAATTGGATATATCGGGGGTGCGAAGGCACGCAGAAAGAAGATTGCCAACGACAAAATGTCTGATGATGATTTTCGTAAATTCTTAGACGACGTAGCTAGTAGTATTAGTCGTAATGTTTCGGGGGGGGTATTTGCGTTTATGTCCCCTCTTAAACTAGATGATTTTCGCACCAGTTTGGAGCTTGCTGGGTTGGTATGGAGGAGTTATATTATTTGGGTGAAGAACAGGTTCACTCTTGGAGGGTCAGACTTCCAGCACCAATTCGAGCCGATACTCTATCATGTGTCGGATGGAAAGTATGACGCAGAAAGTGGTGACGAATCTGCTGCCGAAATGGCTATATACGGAGATATAAACGACCGCAGAGCATGGAACGGTGGGCGATCTCAGTCTGACGTGTGGTTTTTTGCTAACCCAAGTAAAAGTAAAGACCACCCAACCATGAAGCCTGTTGGGCTAATGGCGAAAGCTATCCTATCCATATCGAAAGCCAAAGATGTTATTTATGAACCTTTCGCAGGCAGTGGATCAACTCTGATTGCTTGTGAACAGACAGACAGAACCTGCGTGGCTTCAGAATTAGAGCCAGCCTATGTTGATGTTGTAAGAAAGCGGTGGCACAAAATAATTACTGGCTCCGAAGAGGGCTGGGAGGAAGCTACACCAGAGATTGAATTGTAAAAAAGGAAAGAGAGGAATAGTATGATTGAAAAAGTAAACCCTGCACACCCCGACAAAGTAGCAGACAGAATAGCTGGTGCAATAGTCGACCTAGCATACCAGAAGGCAGAGAACCCGAAGATTGCGGTTGAAGTTCTAATTGGTCATAGAAAGGCTTTTATCGTTATTGAATCGAGTGTTAACATTAGCGACGAAAGTATCCATGGTATTGTATATAGATTGTCGGAGATTTCATCTGTGGAGGTAATTAGCGTACCCCAAGATGCTGAGTTAGCGCGTAACCAACACGAGAGGTTGCGTGCAGGTGATAATGGAATATTCAAGGGGATTCCAACGAGCTCTGTAGTAAAAGAGCTCTCCGATCTTGCTAAAAAGTTATTTAATGATTATCCAACTGACGGTAAGTATATCCTCGACGATAGTCGGTTGATAGTCTGTCAGTCGCATGCCTCATCAGCAGATTTGAGAGAACGGTTACGGGCACAATATACAAACCTAGTCATAAATCCTCTCGGAGACTGGACTGGAGGACTAGATGTTGATACTGGTGCTACAAATAGAAAGCTTGGAAGCGATATGGGCGAAGCCGTAACTGGCGGCGGCTTACATGGCAAGGATTTAAGCAAGGCGGATGTGGCTGTAAACATTTACGCATATCTGAAGGCTCAGCAGACGGGCGAAGTAGTAAATATTAGTTGTGCTATAGGCGACGAGATGGTTGATGGGCTACCCTATTCTGAAATAGTTGAAATTGCTAGAAAGTACATTGAAGGTGTTGGTGGTTTTGAGAAGTTCGCCGAGTGGGGACTTGTGTAGGCAATAAGGAGGAATGATATGACAGCAGAAGCCCCTAGAAAGCAACGCAAACCGTCGGTTGGTAGGAATGGAGTTCCAACGCCACCAGGATTTGAAGCACACCCAGAACGCAGACATAATGGCGCCTGGAAGAAAACAGAAACAGCACGATATAAACTCGAGCAGATGATAAAGCTCACAGAAGAAGAACTGCGTAAAGTCGCTGAAGACGAGAATAAGAGTCTGTTCGAGCGTAAATTGGCTATAGCTATAAGAAAAGCTCAGTGGAAAGAGATTGAGGCGATGATTAACCAGGTTTATGGCACGCCAAAACAAACCATCGAGCAGACTAATATTGAAGCGCCAAAACCGCTAGAGGATTTATCAAAGAAAGATTGATGTGTTCGGCAAGACCTCTACTTACTATAAAATTAAACGACTTAACAAACGTATTCGTATTGTTCAAGGTGGTACTAGCGCTGGTAAGACAATAGCCATACTTTTAATTTTGCTTGAATATGCTACTAAGAATCCAGACAAGATAATAACCATCGCAAGTATTAACCTACCTCATCTTAAGCGAGGTGCATTGCGAGACTTCAAGAATATACTCACGGCTAATAATTATTGGCAGTATTACAGAATCAAAGAGAACAAATCAGATTACACATTTACGTTATTTAATGGAACGATGTTTGAGTTCGTGTCCCTTGATGACGATAAAGCTAGAGGTCCTAGGCGAGATGTCCTATTTATCAATGAGGCTAACTTAATCAGAGAAGACGCGTTTAACCAATTAGAGGTTCGTACGCGTGAGTTTATTTATCTTGACTACAACCCAACGGCTGAATATTGGGCGCATGAACTGGTAGGACGTGATGATGTTGATTTCGTTATCGTAACCTATAAAGATAATGAAGCGCTTGAAGATAGTATTATTGCGTCAATTGAAAGGCGTCGCTCTAATAAGAACTGGTGGAAAGTCTACGGAGAAGGACAAATTGGTGAATTGGAAGGGCTAGTATTTCATGGCTGGCAATCTATCAACGAGATACCTGAGCACGCTGAATTGATAGGTTATGGATTAGACTTCGGATTTACGAACGACCCGACAGCACTTGTTTGTGTTTATCGAGAAGCTGACGGATATATTCTTGATGAGAAGCTTTACAGTACAGGTTTGTTTAATAAGGATATCTCAGAGGTTATTCATAGAGAAGGATTAGCTGGTGTGTTAGGAGTTGCAGATAGTGCCGCACCTAAAGACATCGCTGAGCTTGTAGAGCTGGGCTGTACGGTTAAAGGAGTGACTAAGACTAGTGGTGATGTCAAACAGACTTATAGACAATGGAGCGTTAATAAGATGAGCGAGCTTAATATTAAATACACAAAGAACTCAATCAATCTACAGAAAGAATATTTAAGATATATGTGGGCGACTGATAGGTCTGGTAAAAGCCTGAACGTACCACAAGACGGCGACGACCACGCCCTAGACGCAGCTAGGTATAGGCTTACTGAGATGTTTATCCCACAGATAGAGTACGGTGGCGTACGATAGGTAGCGATAATAGTATTATGAATTTATTGTCACTTTTTAAGCCAAAATCTCAAGTAAAGGTTGAGGGCATTTCTTCGTTAGCTAATTTTAATACAGGAGACTGGTATAGTCGCTATTGTGCAAGTAAGTACGATTCCGCCTATCCAAATATTCAAGCGATTGCTAATGAATTTATCACTATCATGCCAAAAGTCATCGACTCGAATGGCAAGACAGTACAGAATAATCCAATTCTTAACGCTCTTTATCATCCTAATCAAGCAGATGATTTCGTGTCATTCAGCGAGAAGCTTATTGTCTCTACTTTGGTAAATCGCAACACTTTTATTTTGGTTTGGGCGAAAGAGAACGGTAGAGCTGTAAAGACTACGAATTATGGGTTCAAAGGTCAGAACATTGCTGGATTCACGTTCTTAGAACATCCAAGTATTACACGCCGCGATAACAAGACCTACTATCAAGTAGGAGCTGAGACTTTTACTGAAGACCAAGTTATTGTAGTCTCTGGAGGTGTTGACCCAAGCAACTTATACGCTGGATACTCACCAACCGAAGCTGCCACTCAGTGGATTACATTAGACGATTATATTGCTGACTTCCAACGTGGTTTCTTCGAGAATAATGCGATTCCTGCTGGTATGTTTGTTGTCGCAGCTCGTACTGCTCGTGAATATAACGACATGGTTGATTTGTTGGAATCTCGACACCGAGGCGCTGGCAAGAATGGTAACGTTACATATTCTCACCGTCCAATCGACCCAACGACAAACAAGCCTGCTGAAGCACAGATTCAGTGGATACCATATGCACAATCTCAAAAAGATATTGATTTTGCGGCTGTGTTTGAACAGGCGAATAAGCGAATTGACATGGCGTACGGTGTTAGTCAGATTATTAAGGGCGTTGACGACCAGGCTAAGTACTCAAATGCTGACGTTTCTGAACGCGGATTTGCTAAGCGTGTTGTTTATCCACGAGCGCTTAAGATTTACTCTCGTTTAACGCATGAACTCAATCGAATTACTGGCGGAATTGGTGTTGCTATTACTTTTGACTATGAAATCCCAGAGATTGCCGACCGCAAAAAGGTTGAAGCAGAAGTCATGGCGACTAACACAGATACTATCTTAAAACTGGTTGATAAAGGTTACGAATTAGATTCAGTCATTGACGCACTAAAACTACCACAGAACTACAAGCTGCTTAAATTGGGCGAGAATAACAATACTGAGATAGAAAACGACAAGCCCCAAGTTGACGAGGGCGGCGAAGTGGAAAAAGCTCCAGACCCACGCACAGTAGGCGCGCTTAAGGCTGAAGCCTCTGAGTACGACAAGCTGTATAATATTGCGAAGAGTTTTATGCAGAGCCGTGTTGATGAAGCCATTCAAGAATTAGGAATTCAAAACGAAGCTGAAGACGACAAGTTAGAGCGTTTTATAGAAGACTCATTAGCGTTAATCACTCTATTACTTATCTCTAGCGGTACAGACCAGTACAAAAAAGGCTTAGACATGGTTAAGAGCGCAGGACTGGACACTGAAAGCACTGACGAGTTTGTTCTATCTGATACTGCTAGAGCGGATTACCGTTCACATCTTACACGAGTAGCTAAATCATATGATGATGAAACTAAAAAGGTTATCAACGATACACTAGAGCGATCACGTCTTGATAATTTAAGCGAAAGTCAGACAAGAGACTTACTGAGGGATATCATGAATACTGACGAATACAGAGTTGCTCGATTGGCTCGCACTGAAATACAGCGCTCTGAGAGTGTTGGTGATGTAGAGGCTATGAAACAGCTCGAAGCTGAAACGGGAGCAGAAATTGAAAAGACTATAAATCATCCAGTCGGCGCACATTGCCCAGAGTGCAGAGCGCTGGAAGGTGTTTGGAAGCCTGTTGCTCAACCGATGATAAAGCTTAACGAAGCAATAGAAACAGACAGCGGTACATGGGTAAATGATTATGAAGAAAATATTGGCGGACCTGTTCACCCTAATTGCGGTGGTCGCCCGAAATTCAGGATTAAGCAATGATAAAGATAAACTGTAAGTACTGTGGTAGATATCTGTTTGAAGCAGTTACTTCTACTGCTATACAGGGTTTAATCTGCCCAAACTCTAAATGTAAAGCGAAATTGAATATTAAAGTTCTGTTCGCGACTGACTGCTCTGACAAGATAAAACAGCTTGTCTTCACTGAAGATGAGAAGCCACCACGCACTCACGATAGCACCTCAGAATGAAATTAAGGCAATGCTCATTTGAGCGCCGAATAATAACCTTAAAAAGGAACGCTAATGGATAAATTCTGGAAGTGGGCGAAAGCTGAAGCCTCAAACGAGTTAATTATCAATGGCACTATTGCTAGTGAGAGTTGGCTCGAGGACGACGTTACGCCAAAACTTTTCAAAGAGGAATTAGCTGCGCGTACAGGCGACATTACAGTGAGGATTAACAGTCCTGGGGGTGATGTATTCGCTGGTGTATCGATTTACAATATGCTCCGTGAGTATAATGGGCGTGTTGTAGTGAAGGTGGATGGACTAGCCGCGTCTATAGCGTCTCTCATAGCAATGGCTGGCGACGAAATCGTTATGCTACCAGGCGCGATGATGATGGTTCACAAGCCGTGGACAATCGCAGCAGGCAACGCAGACGAGCTAGGACGAGCTGTTGAGATGTTAGAGAAGACTTGCGAGAGCATGATTCCAGTTTATGCGAGCCGAACAGGACTATCTGAAGAAAAGATAGAAGAACTGTTAGCTGCTGAGACATGGATGACTGCCGCTGAAGCTGTGGAGCTTGGATTTGCAACCGAAGCAGTAGAAGCGAAAACAAGCTTGTCTGACGCTATGAAAGCTGCCGCTAGCTATACCTCAATCGTGAAAGATGCTTGTCTGGCACCGGCAATGGCAATCGCTACACGAGTAAAAAGCGAAGAGACCGAAAAGGTCGAAGAAACTACTGACGATATACCTGAGACGCCAGTAGAAGATAAATCAGGTAAAGAAGAGGAGAACGAAATGAACGAGGAAATCGCAAAGGCTCAAATCATCGAGCCAAAAGAGCAAGCAGAGGTTACGACAACCCCTACTGTTAATGACTATCTAAAAACTCAAGCATCAGTACGAGATTTTACACAAGTATTGATGGCAAACGCTGGTCGTACTTTTAATGACGTTAAGAGCGCTTGGCAAGATGTTTTGGTTAAGAATAACTTGACCGACAAAGAGTTTTTCAAATTGCCAGAGCCTGTTGTATCTGCTATTGAAGACGCTGTAACATCAGGTGAAATCTTCAGCAAATTGAACAAGACTGGTTTGGATGTATTTAAGGTTACCTGGGACAAAGCCGATGTCGAAGCTGATACTAGCCGTGCAGGTGGACACAAGAAGGGCGAAAAGAAAGACCAACAGGTCATTGACTTTGAAAGCCGTACTATTCGCGCTGGTGTGATTTACAAGTACTTGGTGCTCGACAAGCAGACTATTCGTGAGAACAAATCAACAGGCGCATTGATGAAATACGTTTTGAACGAATTGCCTACTCGAATTATTCGCGAAGTTGAGCGTGCTGCTGTTATTGGTGACGGTCGTGAGATTAACGACAAGCGCAAGATTACGTCATTTACTTCTATTAAGTCAGACGTAAAAGCAAAGAATACCTTCGGTGATGAGTTGACTATCGCAGCTGGTATGAGCCGTGCTGAAGCTGTAGCGCGAGCTAAGGATATGATCCGTACTGACGGTGAGATTGTTCTTATCGCTAAGAAAGGCTTTGCAACAAGCGCACGCTTTGAAAAGGGCGCTGACGGCAAATATCTGTTCCAGATTGGCGCAAAGGCTGAAGATGTATTAGACACAGCTACTATTATTGAGCCGACATGGTTTACTGACGCAACTGACCCAGACTACGACGCATACGTTGTCGTGCTTGGTGCGTACAAGACGGTTGGTGATACTTCTGTAGAAGCCTTCACTAACTTTAAGCTTGAGACCAACGAGGAAGAGTTCTTGCAAGAGCTTTACATCGGTGGTGGCTTGTCTGGCTTGAAATCAGCAATCGGTTTGAAGAAAGCTTAGTAAGGGGGAGCGTTGAGATATGCAATACAATTTGACTGAACAACAAGTTGAGAGCTATTTACAACGCTCCCTAACTTCATTTGAAAGCGGCAACTTTGATAACCTATTGCGAATAGCTATCAGTAAGCTTGAAGCGTTGATTTGTAGTAAAGTCGGCTATATAGAAGAAGAGCGAACTTTTCAGGGTAGAGACGGAATGAGGTCTGTATTTATTGGTCTTTGTTCTGAAGTTAAATCTGTTAAAGTGAACTCTAACTCGGTCGACTTTGCTACTTATCTAGGAGATAACGCTAGTCAGCTTTGTGACAACATAGTACTGAATAAGCCCACAAGACATACTGACGTAATAACTGTTCATGGTGGATTTGGTTTGAAAGTAATTCCTGAGGAACTAGTTCAAGTTATATCTGAATTGTTTGCTGTAAAACTTGCGGGAGGCGATAAGATTACTTCTAAAAAGGTCGAAGACTTCAGTATTACTTACGATAAGACTAGCGAGTTAGATAGGATTATTGAGAGCTATAAGTCAATACTTGATAAATACAGTCAATGTAGTCAAATCACATTACGTTCAGGAGAGATAAGAAATGACCGTATTCGATGTATTTAAGCAAACTCCTTACATTTTTTTGGAGATTACCAAAGGAACGGTGCGTGGCGACCTTATAAAACACCACACAGGTTTGTCTGGTGTCTTTAAGCAACGTAGTGGAGTTACGACATCAAACAACATTCAAACAACTGATTCGACCGCGACACTGCATGTAAAGCCTGTCGATTTTATAGACTTTACAAGTACTAACATGTTTGTAGGTCATGGCGTTAAAGTCAATGGAGTTTCTTATCAAATTGTAGGCGCGACTGCTGGCATGAACTTCGATACTGACACATTAGAGCATTACACTCTAACTCTGGAGCGTGCAGACTATGGAGGCTATAGTGAAGCTCAAGAATAATATTGATGCTTGGCAGAGAATTCAAGCAGTGAACGCTAAAAACAAGAGAAAGGGTATTGCTCAGGCTATAATGTCACGAGCGCAAATGCTAGCGCCAGTTGATACTGGAGCGCTGAAGCAAAGCGTACGACTTGTCGATAATGGTGATACTACAAGTGTTGTGTTCGGTGGCGGTGATGTTCCATACGCAAAGCGTCGCCACTACGAAAACAAAAAGAACCCACAAACACTGAATTATCTAGAAAAAGCAGGCGAGAGTGTAAAGAAACAAATTGATTTTAAGGGAGGTCTTCGATGAAAGTTTTTTCGCTATCGCTTCTTAAATATCTAGAAAACAACGAATTTGGTGAAATTGATAAAGATTTATTCTGGAATAAGCTCACTCTCGACAGGAAAGGCGTTTATATCTCTGATATAGGCGGCAACCAGTCGAGAGGCGTTCGTCCTACATATTCATTTGAACTTTATTCACGAGGGAAAGATGATTTGGACGGGTACAAGAGATTGGCTAGAATATCTGAATTTCTATCTAATAAGCTCGGCGTGAGTATATCTCTACCTGAGACCGGTTACACAGACGAAGGCTTTGATTGTGTGGTTTTCGAATCAATATCAACGCCAACATCTGTCGAAAGGGATACTCAAGGGAGAATGATTTACGCAATAACGGGGCTTGCAAGAGTTAACTAAAAGGAGGAAATATGAACGTAGAAGAGTTCAAAAAAGCACTAGCAAAGCAGAATGGACCAAAAGAAGTCTATTTAGGTCAGCTAGTAATCCCACAAGACATGCTGGGAGACATCGCCGTTAAATATGAAGGCGGAACGACAGAAACTGAAACTCAAGGTGGTACTATTCGTCGTCCAAGCGGTCGAGCTGATACATCAGAAGTAACACTTACTCTTTACTTGGCTGGTCCAGAAAGTGTCAAGGCTGTTTACGCTGGACTATACGAGGCGGCATCAGGCACAAAACAGACAGTTGGAAGTGTAACCTGGGGTGCTGGAGCTTGTGCAAGTTCTGCAACTACCGTTCCATTGCACATTCACCCAGTCTGTGAAGCTAATGACGACTTTGACGTTCACGTATATAGCGTAACGCTACCAGATAGCTTCGATACTACATTTTCAGCTAGTGGAGACGATTCAACCCTAGAATTGACATTCCAGATGAACCGCACAGCTAAGGGCTTCTTCCGCTACGGACCAGGTCTGAAAGATAAGAAGGGTAAATACGACCCTCAAACTCAGACAGTAAAGCCACTTGAATAGTAGGAGCTTGTTTGCTAGAAATACCACTCAAACGAGTGGTATTTTATTATCTAATTTGCTTGCGCACTTTCTCTTCTTTGAGTACTTTTAGTTCTGTACTATCTCCCTTTGAAAGATAATAGAATACTGACAAAAGTCCGAAGAAGTATGCCCCTAAAATAGCGAGCGGTATTGACCGTCCTCGTTTTCGAGCCATATTGGTGGTAAACATAACGAATACAAGCCAGTGTATAAACCAGAATAATACGATTCCAAACGCTATGGCTGACGGATTTGAGGCATTTGTCGCTCCTGATTCTGCTAAATTAGATGATGCACTTCTGTGGTAACCTTCCCAAAATAAAAAGCTCATGTAGCTCATAGAGAATACTGCCGCTATAGCAAGCACATTTTCTATTGGTTTACTGTTTTTACGTAATAATTCCTGTTCTAGATTTTCTATGTTTGATGATCCTTTATTTTGCTCGTCTACTGTATTTTTCTGAGATAATAACTTTTTCTTCTCTTGCTCGAACTCTTCCTTGGTAATTATCCCCTCGTTAAGCATGGCTTTAAGTTCTCTAGCCCTGGCTAACATCCCTTCTTGTCTGTTCATTCTCAAATCCTATTTTATTAAATTGGTATGACATTTACACATTACCACATCTTGCGTCAAAAGTCCCTATGCTCACGATAAAAGCTCAAAATTATAAGATGAAAGGGTAAATAATATGACAATTAAATTAAATCTATCAAAATATCAAGGCTATAAAGAAGTTGACTTCGGTGAACCATACGGAGTATTAAAAGTACGTCCGTTAGGCTCGAATGAAAGCCTAGAGATCAATAAGATTACACGACTATCTGTCAAAGCTATAAATGAGCTAATGGCACTACAAGCAGAAATCCAGAAGATTGACAGGTCAAAGATCAAAGACGACGACAAGAGCGTTGTTGAGAAAATAGACCGCGGTAACAAGCTTTTGGCGGAACGTGAAGAGCTTGCAGAAAAAGAGATTGAGATCTATGCTGGCTGTTTCGATGATTCTAAAAAAGCAATGGAAATGCTAGGTAGCTTATCTAGTTTAGCTATTCAGGATTTGTTTAATGACATTTTTTCTAACCGAGAAAGTAGGCGTAAATAGTGGCAGTAGTCAACTTAAAAGACCTACTTACTCCTGAAGAAAAGGCGCGTGTTGAGCAGCGATACAAGGAGCGCACTACACGACAAGCTACTGGAGCAAAAGTCGCACCTGAGATGTGGATTATTGCTAAATTAGGCGTATATCTTGGCTGGGGTGCTGTCGAGGCAGTGAAGCGTGGATATATTGAATCATTCGAGAAGAATGGTGACAGTTTTGAGAAAGTTCTAGTTCCGTTTACTTTAGACGAGGCTTTGATGCTAATTGATGCTGCTGATGCTGTGCATAACCAAATGACTGCTAAGAACCAATCAGCGACGTATTACGCGACTGCTGGTGCGTTTTCCAAAGAAGGATTTAGCGCGTTAGAGAAAGATTTGAAGAAGAGGTCGGAGATAGCATTCGATGAGTAACGTTGGCGAGATTTCATATGATGTCAGACTAGCTTTGAATAAGCTAGATGCTGATATTGGTTCTATGAAATCAAAGCTCAATGGCTTGAAGAAAGAGGGTTCTGGTTTAGAAAAAGGTCTAGTGATAGGCGCGGGTGCTGGCGCTTCAATGTTGCTTCTAGATAAAGCCATAGGACTTGTTACAAATTCAATTGGCGCAGCTGTAAGGCGTGTAGACACGCTAAATAACGCTGCTCGTGTATTCCAAGCAATGGGACAATCTGGCGAGCAAGTCTCTCGTTCGATGCAACAGCTAAATGAAGATATCAGAGGATTGCCAACATCTCTTGACGAAGCTGTAAGAGGCGTGCAACGTCTTGTCGCTGTTTCTGGTTCAATGGTTGCTGGAGAACAGGCGTTTAAGGCTATAAATGACGCTATTCTAGCATACGGTGGCACAAGCGCTATGGTGGACAATGCTATAACGCAGCTCTCGCAGGATTTTGGACGTGGCGCCGTTCAAGCTCAAACGTTTAATTCATTACTAAACTCAGGAATGACACCTGTTTTGCAGGCTATTGCAAAAGAGATGGGCATTACCATGGGCGCGCTCAAAGAAATGGGCAGTGAGGGCAAGTTATCCGCTGAGCAACTCACTCAAAAGCTTATAGAACTAGATCACAATGGCGGTGGAGGGATTGAATCGCTCGATTCAACAGTGAAAAAAGCTACTGGCGGTCTTCAGACTTCATTTACAAACATGGAGACTGCTATTACTCGAGGAATGGCTAACCTTATCCAAGGATTGGGGGCAAGCAATATTGGAGCGATACTAGCTGGAGTTGGTGCAGGAATAGAGACTGTATTGAATGCTGTTGGAGGATTAACAAAGGCTGTCGGACCATTTCTAACACAGCTTAGCGGCGTTATACAGGTCGCAGGATCAGGAATCGTAACATTTGCATTAGTAGCTGGCAGCTTAATTATCTTGCAAAAAGGTTTTCTGCTAGCTAAGGCGGCTATGTTTGCGTTCATGAGCCATCCAATCGTAGCTCTGTTGTCTGCTATTGCGGCTGGTGCGGTGATGGCAGCACAAGCATTTGGAATGCTTGGTTCTGCGGCTGGTGGTAGCGGAGAGAGTGCTGAGAGCCTGAAATCTCAATTGGCGAGCGTTGATGCTCAAATTGCATTATTGGAAAAATCTGCTGGCGGTTCGTCTAAAGGCATGGATAAGGCGGCAAAATCCGCTAAAAAACTTACTAAGGAGTTAGATAAATTAGAGGCTCAGGCAGCTAAAATATGGCGGGATTATAGCCGAGACTTAAATGACATCCGTGTCAAACATGAAGATACAATTAAAGACCTAACCAAACAAATTGCTGAGGAAAATGCTAACTATGACGCTGAAATAGCCAAACGCTCCGCCTCATTTAGAAAATCTCAAGTCGAGGAAATCAGAGAGCACGAAAGCAAGGTTCAGGCTCTAACAAATCAGATTAGGTTTTTGCAAAACTTTAATAACTCTTATAACGCTCAGAAGCTCACTGAGTTACAATTCGCATTGGACAAAGAGCAGGCACTATATGATGCACAATTTGCGGCAAATCAAGAAAAACTAAACGCAGAAAACAACGCAGACAAACTTAAGAGAGATCAGAAACTTGCTGATTTACAGCAACAACTCAATACTGAATTAGCATTTCAAGATAAACACCGTGCTGATTTGGCTAGTGTTCAAAATATGATTAAGCTTGATGAGATTGAAAGCCTCAAAGAGCGACGCGATGAACAATTAGCTACACTTCAACAACAAAAACAAGACGCTCTATCTAATAACGCCGAAACAAATGCGGGTATTCTTGCAAATAATGGAGAGACTCTAGAAAAACTGAAAAAACAGAGGGAAGAATTAAATAATAAATTGAAGACGCTCAACCAGCAACAAGCAGACGACGGAAAATATACATTCGGCAAATTCTTAGATGATATGTGGCGAGCGACTGTCGACTTCTTCGATTTTGGCGGCGGTCGATTCTGGAAGCCGATGCGCGACTCTTTGGGCAATTTTGGCTCATGGGCGGCAAATCTAGGAGTTGCGGCTTGGAACGGCGTTATCGGCATTGGTAAGGGAATGATAAACGGTTTGATAGCGCAAATCGAGAGAGTCATAAACAAGCCTATAGATCTATTAAATGGAGCCTTAAATATCATAAATAAGATTCCTAACGTTCACATTCCTAATATTCAGAGATTCAGTCTTCCACGGCTAGCAAAGGGTGGTGTTTTGACTACAGCTACACCTGTTATCGCTGGTGAATATCTAGGGGCTAAGGCTAACCCAGAAATCGTTACGCCACAAAAAATTATGGCAGATACGTTTACTAAAGTATTAAAAGAGACTAACGCGCAGCCATCACAACAAATCACCATCAATGTGAGCGGCGTATTCGCAACTTCTCCTGACGAGAGGCGAAAAGTTGCTGACCAAATTATGCAGGCGTTTGAACAGAGCCAGAAAGCGAGGTTCGCATGAAAGAGATGACATTAACCGATTCTACAACTTCAAAAACTTGGAATCATGAATACATTTCAAGTCCATTTTCTGAGAATTCTAATTTTGGAGAGACCGATGTTACTGTTCTGTCAGGAAATGTATATACAGACTATGTTTATCATAAAAGAGTTTGGACTAATACTTTTGGACATTTAACAGCAGATGAATTCGCTGAACTGTGGGGTTTTGTACAAAGACAATACACGACTAATAGATATCCATTACTTACATTATCTGACGGCTCAGCTACTAATGTCCCAGTGAAGATTTCTATCAGTAAAAAAGACGTCATAAACCTGTGCGGTGATGTAGAAGGTATTACTTTAACAATGGTTGAAACTGGGCAGAACTTGGGACAATAAAATGTTAGTTACTAGCGATAGATTTAAGAAACTAGCGAAATCTTGGGTCAGACCGCTCACGTGGCGCGTTGCCATGGCATGGGATAAAACTCGAAATGAAAATATCTCGTGGGGTGTATACGACCAATCGACATACGGAGGCGGTGATTTATATGCGTCAGATATCGCAAGCCAGCCTCCTGTTCAGATATGGGACACCTATGCATATACTGATATCTCAAATAGGATTAAATCGATTGCGGTTAATCGTTCCGTTGAGTTTCCGTATTCAGTACAGTCAGCGATTGCTGATTTTGAATTAGCTAATCACGACGGTTATTTTGTGCCATATTCAAACAGCCCAATTGCAAAATATATTAAGCCAAACATTCCTACTCGAGCGTGGCTCGGTTTCGGTGAAGAAAATGTACCACAATTTGTGGGACTTACTAATATGCTGCCTGACGCAGAACCAGGAAAAGCAGAAGCCTCAGTTTCGGCTTTTGATTTTCTAAACTGGGCATTATCTCAGCCTTTGCCTGAATTGCCGCCAATGGCTTATAAGAAAACAGACTATATTTTAACTGAGATATTCAAAGGTTTAGGGTTTGCATCTCATCAGTTTACCTTTTCAGGAGCAACAAATATTATTCCTATATTTTTTCCTAATAAAAACGACTCATTGGCTGATATTGTTAAAAAATTAGTTCAAGCTGAGAACGGCAGGCTGTGGCAAGATGAGGAAGGATTAATAAGATTCAAAGGACGCGGCTCTGATGTTGCAGAAGATATTCACTATAAATTAGATGACGACAACGTCATATCGATAACACCCTCGAAGAATTCAGGCATTGTTAACCACATTAAAATTAAAACACCTATCCGTGTAATTGCACCTTATCAGATGGTCGCAGAAAAGACCTCAAGCGGTAAAAATACAGATAACCTTTGGGTTGTAAAACGTGGACTACCGATTGTACGTGAAGTTAGTTTGTCTGACCCGTGTGCTGATTTAATTGAGCCAAAATTGGGTGAGAATGCTGATGTATCATGGTTCACAGCAAAAACCGCTAACGGCGTCGAGGTCGATCGAGGCGTGAAATGCTCGCTAAAATTAACACCTAGTAAAGCGATATTAACCTTTACTAGTGATTTATTTTATCCTGTTGAAATCGACCGTGTATTTTTGTGGGGCGAACCATCAAAACAAATTGACGAACTGGACTATGAAGCCTTTGACGACAACTGGAGCGATGATGAAGATTATCTTCTAGAAATAAATGACAACCCATTTTTTGGAAACTATGAAAACGCAAGAGCATTCACACAATCAGTATTTAGAGGCTATGCGACGTATAGCCCAATGCTGGAATTAGAGGTTAAGGGTTCACCATCAATGCAAATAGGGGATTCGATTAAACTAGATACTCGACTGGCAAGCGGAGTTTATCAAATTATCGCAATATCTCAGAAGTTGAGCGACAGCAAATTAACTACTAAATTGAAGGTCAGAAAGACTAAAGTTTATATGTTTGCGCAATATGACAGATCAGTCTATAACGGAGAGGAAGTGTACGCATTCTAATGAAAGAAGTTCTAAAGCTAAAAGGTTCAACTATTATCTCGTCGATTACTGGACAACTGCGTATCGAAGAGGGTTCGGGCAGGCTTGTTATTTATGACCCCGTCAATCGCAGGGAACTCGTGGTGCTGGATGGGAGTGGTCTGTTGTTTTCTGATGGAGCTTATAAGCGTATTAAAATCGGTGCTTACGCTACTAGGGTTGGTCTTTGGGTAAGCAAAGAAGGTAAAGATGTTATAGAGCTTTTGGAGCAAGCATGATAAAAGACTTTGTATTATCTAGTGACTATCCGATCGACCAGGTGATTTATCGTAGCGATACTATACCAGTACCCGTCAACGCGCATGATTATAACGACATAACTATACCAAACACTTACGGCTCTGCGTTTTTGCCGATAGCACAATTTTCAACCTCTAGCGATTTTTCGCAAAATGCATTCGAGGTGAATACTAGCGGGTTCAATAATAGAGGTGAGTATCAGTATTTGTCATACGTTCGTGTGGATAATAATTTAATCCATATAAGCACGTCAAATAGAACCGACACTGCTGCTGCGTTTTATTTCCGAATCATAGGATTCGCTTTAGAACCTCATCGAAAAGCCTCATTCACAAGTCATTATCACGACATGACTTTTAATACTGACAATAATCAGTTAAAGCTATACAAGGCTGGAACTGTGCTTGTTAATACTAATGAAGAAGTTCGGATTGTACATAACCTTGGATATAAACCACTAGTCCTCTTATGGCTGGAGCAGAACGGACAGATAAGCTCTTTGTCTTATGCATCTCTAGAGTTATCGGCTAACAGTGGGTATAGTGCGTTCGTAGATAAGACTGCGCTAACATTGTCGTATAGAGAAGAATTTTTTAACACCGTCATAAAATATCACTATAGGATGTACGCTGATGAATAATTATCCAGACGATTTTAATATCAGTAGCGATTACGCAACTATCAGTGCTACTGGTGGAAGTATTATGAGTTTTACTCTACCTGGTGGTATATCGATAGCAAGCAATACTGTGTATTTTCAAAAACAAGAGATTAATATGACTAACGTTGGGATTTTAAGATTACTAGTTAGCACCTCTACAAATCCAGACAGAGCTATCACGGCGTCTAAAATAGACTTTGTAAGGACTTTTGCGGTTTCAGGCGGCGGCACAACACCTACTTCTGTACTTATTTCTGGCTGGCGCGAATCAAAAAATAAAATAGTGTGTGCGCTATCAATATTTAATCCGTACGATACTTCTATTATTAATCAGAATGCAACAGAGACGTTTTATATAGACGTGCGAACTATGACGTTTCCGTACTAGATAACGACAAGAAGTCATAATTTATATTATGAACGAAAAACCAGAGGTATCAGCTAAAGAGTTCGGCGCGTTACAAGCTAAGGTCGAATACATTAAGGATGGCGTAGACAAGCATACTGTCATGCTAGAGCGAATTGAGAATATCGCACGAGATAATGTTACGCAAGCGCAATTAAAAACATATATCGCTGAGCACGAAAAAGAATCAGAAGAGAAATACGTCAAACGCACTGAAATTGAGGGTGTGATGAATTTTTGGAAACTGGTAACAAGCAATTTAGCGAAATTATTTGCAATCGCACTTGTAGGCTTGGCTATTTACGCAACTAATAACTTAATTCAGCAAAATAAAGCGGTTACAGAATTAAAAGAAGAAGTTCAACAAACTCAAGTAAGGAGGAAATAATGCCAGTTCGACAAACTTACAATCCAAATATCAATGTCGGCGCACAGAGCGGTTGGTGCTTGCAATATGTTGACGATGCTATCAGTGCACCATCTCGAACACCAAGTGCTCAAACAGCGTACTTAAACGAATTAAATGCGGGTCGCATAAACACAGGTCCTGCCCCTGTTGGTATCTGGGTGGTTGGATTTTTGGGATTTTCAAGAGGTATTTATGCAGATTATGGACACGTATTCTTAATGCGAAAACGCGCCGATGGCTCAATTGAAATCCACGACAGTGAAGTGCATTCGTGCTCTAGGAGTATTTATAACAGCATTGAAGAATTGATGAGTTGGATGGGAAATTATGGTCCAGATTATCTCGGATATTCATACTGTTGCGACGGTAGATGTATCGCCGAAGATTACGACGAAACTCAGCCGACAGATAGAAAAATGGAAGAGGACGGCAACGCTCGCGACGAAGCCAACACGGATTCAGCTATTTTTCAGGAATTAGAAAAAGGCGATGTAATCGCGATGAAGGGGTACGTTACGAACGGTCAACCAGTCGCTGGTGATACTGTTTGGTACGTTACAGCTCGGAGCGGTAAATATATGAGCCGTCAATTGTTCGAGGACAAAGACTTGCACGACTTACCAGACCTAACGCCTCAATCTGCACCTCAACCACAACCAGAGCCACAAGAAGATTACAGCAAGATTATATTGGATGTCTCAAATCATCAAGACGACGCTATTGTAAATCATTTACATAAGTTTGCTGGCGTTATTCTTAAGGCTGGACATGTCGGTCAATCATTCGGTGGTGATGTGAATAAGATTGACCCTAAGCTGGTCAAGTTCGCTCAAGCCGCAGGAGATAAACTACTAGGCATTTACTGGCTACCTTATTTTTCAACCGAAGAAGAAGCTAAGACTGAAGCAGAGCGTTTTGTCGAAGCTCAAAAATTAGTCAACGCACCACTATTATTTGTCGACTTAGAGCCAGATTTTGAAGGTACACTCGAGCAATTGAAGCTATTTAAGAACCTAGTCTTACAGAAAACTGGTAAACAAGTCTTTACGTATGCAGGTGAAGCTATTATTCAGAAACTAGGCTTGCCACGCGTAGATTGGTACCCAAATTATGGAACGAAAGACAATTACGCACACGGTTCATTTATTCATCAGTACTCAGAAAGTGGCAATATCCCAGGCTATGACGGAAAATTAGATTTCAATACAACGAATAAGTCTATTGACGAATTAAAAGCGATGAGTAAACCTCAACAACCTGAGACGCCCAAAACTAAGCCCGAGATTAAGCCAGAACCTGAAGTAAAGGCTGAAAAACCGACTAAAGGCTTACTACAGCTAATTATCGATTTTCTAATAAGTTTATTTAAGAAATAAGGAGGAGATATGAAATTAGAAGCACTAAAAAATATTGACTATAAAGATGTAGCTATTCGCGCTGGATGGACATTTTTACAGACATTTATTGCGACATTTTTACTAGCTGGCGTAAATCTAGTCAATCTACTATTTGCGGCGAGCTGGCACGAATTATACGCCTTAACGATGGCTACTGCATTATCTGCAATCGCAGCTGGATTATCAGCGGCTAAGACTATTATCTTAGACTTAGTACGTCAGATGAAAGAGGCTGTTGAATAATTCAGAGAGCTCTGTAATCCTATAAAAAACTACTACTTTTGATCGAGGGTAGTTTTTTATTTGGTAAAATTAAACTTATGTTAAAACGTATTATCATTAGACTTTATAAAGAATATCGCTATATATTTTACGGGAAGTGAGTTTTCCACAGGTTCACCAAAAAATCTCTGACTTTTTTCATAAGAACCCTTGCAATTAGCTAACTAGTTTGCTATAATAAAGACAGTGGTAAGGGGATTACCAGAACATTGACAATCAGGCGGCTAGAAAGGAGAAAGCTATGAAGATAGTATTCTGGAAGTTCGAAATTGAATTCCAAATAGAAATCGCCCTCCGAAAAAGGCGATAACAAAATTACAATTAGACTATAGCACATCCTAAAATAAAAATCAAACACCCCTTACCACCCGCCTGATAGAAAGGAAATTGGCAAAATGTCAATGAAATCACAAAACATCACAGAATTAAGCGAGGCTGAGTTTATTTACGAACTTACTCGCGAAAATAGCAGAGTAAATAAAAGCCCTCTACAATGGACACACGACTGGCTGAAGGCGCACGGAGCCAGCACTAAGCCCCTGGATAGTCTTGGTGATTGGAGCGGCGCGACAAATCGAGCTGACGCCTTATTAGAGCGTAAAGCGGATATCATCGGTTGTATTAACGCTATTATTGGAGCTAAACGTTCGTTTGGTGGTCGAAAATCTTCAAGTAATATGACACCTGAGCAACGCCGCGAGCGTGCTAAAAAGGCAGCGGCTGCAAGTGCCGCGGCACGAGCTAAAAAAGTCTAAGAAAAATCATCTTAACTCTCAATCCGCCCTCTGAAAATGGGGGCGGATTTTTGACGCTCACGATAAAACCTCAAAATTATATCCATGGATAAATCAAATTTGAATAAGGTCTTTATTTGGTCGTCAATTCCAAATATAAATCGACTTCATAAACAACCAAATGGAAATACTGTTCGAGAAAATGGCGTCGCTGTTTTTACGCCTAGCATAATTTGGCACTACTCAAAAAACTACGAACTGAAAGGTAAGCACCCGTTCAGCCTCATTTTATGCACATTAGAGCCAAGCGAAATTATTATTGACGAATTCTTAGATTCTATAGCAAAAAAGATTGACGAGGAGCTTTTAAGCAATGTCTTTACAGAAGAGTTTTCGCCAATGATATTACCAACGGGCGATATTTTTAAGGAGGAAAAATGAGCTTACCACATCCGAACATAGTGTTCACGCCGCTAACAACAATCACGGCTCAAGATCATAATAACCAAATGGCGAATGTCGCGTCTTTAGCTGACGGCACTGGAGTAAATGACGGAGCTATCGTTGGTAGCAAGTTGAAGAATTCAACGGTTACAGCCGACAAGATAGATTTGGCGACTATGCCAGATAATAAATACACGACTACTGAGGTAGATACTGGTAAAAAATGGATAAATGGCAAGACTATCTATCAAAAGACTCTTGCTATGGGCGGGCTTGGTCTAGCTACTACTATTAAAAAGCCACACAACATCTCTAATTTAGATTTAGTAATTAGAATTCAGGGTATTGCTAAAGAAAATTCAATTGGGGCAACTATCAACTTGCCACATGCCGCCGACCAACAGCCATATACAGTGACAGTATACGCTGATAACACGAACGTGAATATTCAAACATATGCTGATCAGCGCGGCTATGCTCAATCTTATGTGACCCTATGGTACACGAAAAAATAACTAGATTTAACCAATCGCAATCCAATTCACATAATACGTCCCCAAAAGTTGAGCACCGTCAAATCGTCGACATCTAGCAGTAAATGAGGTATTCGTTACATTTACCGCGCTAAAAGCACAGCCTCCCCACGAAGCATTTGGTTTATCCGTCCATCCATCGCCAGGTTGACCATACCCACCGAAAGAGCAAACTACAGTAGGAATCGTTTTGAACTGCTTTGGAAAAGTGATTTGAACAGTAGCCTCGAGAGCGTTCGATGGTACATTGAGCATAGCTACACCACATTGTACATTCACAGGCTTGTCAGTAGTCGTATTATTTCGCTTTACTTTTACTTTTTCTTCGAGCGGCATTGTCGTAAAGTCTATCTTGTGAGTATTGACTTTTACGCTAGAGTTTGCTAATATAAGAACATCAGATAGCCAATTGATAACCTCGGTCGTTTTTGACTGGGGTTTTCTTTGTCTAAAAATAACCTCTTACTCAAAATCGATAAATCGCTAAAAAGTTGTCAAGGGTTTTGCACCAAATTCTTGCATCTTTTTTGCAACATTAATAAAAACACCGCAGGAAGCGATGGTGCTAGTTTTCCTTTGGTCTAAAAAGAGAGGGTAAAAATGGAAAACGGTTGGATTAAATTGTGGCGAAATGCAGACCAGCATGAACTACTGTCTAACGATAATACTGCTTTCGTAGTATTTTTTCGGCTACTTATGAAGGTCGATAAAAGCACTGGAATATACAAAACTGGGCGTAAAAAATTGGCAACTGAACTGAACTTAAAACAGGGGACGCTCAGAGGTGCGTTAGACCGACTTCGCCAACGCAACATGATAGTATGGTCCAGCACAAACAAAATGACCACTTTTTCTATCTGTAATTGGCAAAAATTTCAATCTATCGACGCAAACAAAACGCACCATCAACGCCAACGCTTAGCCACTAAACAAGAAGAAGAAAAAGAAAAAGAAATAATAAATACGTCAAATTGTAATCAATTCGACCGCTTCCATGTGTGGGTTTGTGAGCTATTCGAAAAAGACCCTGTACGCTTTAAGCTTAGTAAGCAACGTCGAGAAAAACTTAGGCTTCGATTAAAAGAGTTGGGAGAAGAGCGTTTGAAAACAGCGTTTATTTCAATCTCGAAAAGCGAGTTTCACAGAGGCAATAATGACCGTGGTTGGAAAATCGATACTGACCCATATTGGCTTGTTGCAAACTATGAGCGAGCTGAAAAGTGGTCCAACACTATCTCGGAAGATGAAACGCCCGACCTGTCGAAAGTGGAGATAAAGCTATGAGTTACGTTCGTTATGACTGGGTGATTCGCACGCTTAATCCAAAAGTGGAAAAAGATAAAAAATCAATAGCACATGCAAACGCTGGTATTGGTTATTACATCATCTCAACACCAGAAACAGGTAAGAATTATTACGTTGTTGCTTACATGCATTTTGGCGGAGAAATACCTGTAGGACATCAATTAGCGAATAAATATCAGGCTGAAAAGTTAGAAAAAATGCGGGCTGTAAGGTATTCAATAAAGTAGGACTTTGTGAATTTTACACTATGCAGACACGGCTAGACATGGCAAAATTGAATAAGAACTTAGCCATATCTACCGCCAAGTTGACGACCGTGTGGGTGGTCTGAAAGCAACGCTAGTTGGGCACCTCAAAATCCTACAAAATATTATTTTTTTTGTAGGAGGAGTGCTCTGTGATTGATGAGTATTTATCTTTTATTCGTGATGTAGACCGTCTATCAGATAAGACCGTCTATGACAGAAAAGTGTGGCTAAATGACTTCGATAAGTTTTTGAGAACAAAAGGCGTACAGAAAATTGAAGAAATTCAGTTGAAGCATATTCGTGAGTATTTAGCCTCAAAAAGCAACTTAAAAAGAAACAGTCTTGCCGCCTTGATAACAGTTTTAAGGAGCTTTTTCAGATGTCTAGAAGGCGACTTTGAAATCACTCTAGGGTTTAGGTGGCAAAAAATCAAAACTATAACACCAGAAAAAGTAGACAAAACAGTAGTGCCTGAAGATATAGTCTGCAAAGTCCTAGGTGAAGTTGATGAGCAAATGAAAATAATTATCTATCTAATGTTTGGCTCAGGTCTTCGAGTTTCTGAGTTGGTGAGAATACGCACGCAAGATATCTACGATAATTACATATCTGTAAGAGGAAAAGGTAAAGCTGGTGGTAAATGTCGTGAAGTTTTGGTCCACCCTGAAATTATGAAGCTAGTGAGAGAGTTCGTTATCAAAAATAACATCGACGGCTATCTTATTAAAAGAAAACAAATACATAAAAATGTCGACCAGTCGAAGCCAGTCGACACCGACACAATAGCGCGTTGGCTAAGGGTGTTTGAGAAGTATGGTTATCACGTAAGCCCTCATATAGCACGCTATTCGTTTGCTACAAACATGTACTTAAACGGTGCTGATATAAAAACAGTTCAAATAAGTCTAGGTCATGAAAACGTGAATACAACGCAAAATTATCTACACGTCCCACCTAAATATATCAGGGAGCAATTCGACAAATTTATGACTTTACGACCAATTTAAGCACGAGCCTATTGACTTTTTAATTTGGGTATGCTAATATAAGAGCATATTCAATAGAACTTTTACACCCTCTGATTTGTACTAAAGCGATAAGCTTATGTTATAATCTGATTGGCAACCTGAGGACTTCTAAGCCTAAGGTCGTAGGTTCGAATCCTACTCGGGGCGCCATTTCATATAACTAATGGGGGATATATGGATGCGAATAAAAAACCGCAAATGACGCGGGAAATGATAATGAGATTATCTGGTCCTTCGAGGAGGTCAGTTGATGGTTTTAAAGCGTATGGGGATACTGGCAGAATGCTGGCTGCCAACCGTAGCGTGAATTCGGAGCGCCGATATGTTAAAGGATATGGATCTTCGATATCAGCCAATAATTCTGACAATCGAAGACGATTTGGTGCGGAAATATGCATAGCGCCTCGGTCGAGAGTCGCTAACAATAATCCTGATGACGTTGGTTTGTCTGGCGGAAATCGACGGGTCAATAGTATACAAAATAACAATGTCCCGTCAGACGTGAACAATTCTCGTCAATCTTTCAATGCTAATCGAACTACTTTTCGTGAACCACCTTCTCGTGGATATAATCCGTTTGGATAAATAAAAATCCTCACTTCAGTGTGAGGTTATTTTTTGGAGGGCCAGGAGGGGCTCGAACCCTCGACACCCTGCTTAAGAGGCAGGTGCTCTAACCAGCTGAGCTACTGGCCCACAACTTCATTATACAACAATCAATAAAAATGTCTACCGTTTTATTGAAAATAATTTATCGGTGTGAATAAATTGTCGTAAAACTTGGGGCGAATGATGGGGTTCGAACCCACGGCCTCCGGAGCCACAATCCAGCGCTCTAACCAAACTGAGCTACATCCGCCATAAACCAAGCTTCTCAAATTATAGCACACACTATATCTGTACTCAAGATGGTAAAATTGCTATACTTAATGACAATGAGAGAACTAAATGGCTCAGAATTAGCTGGATTTATCAAGGAGCGCCAGGCGAAACAGGTGCGAGCTTTAAGACAGGCCTGGCATATTAATCCTCGTTTGGCGATTATTACTGATGTCGAAAATCCAGTTATTGAAACTTACATGCGTTTGAAGCAGAGATATGGCGCTGATATTTTGATTGACGTGGAGATTCATCGAGTCCCTGCGGGCGGTGCTTTGGAAGTGATTCAAGAATTGAATAATCGAGACGATGTTCAAGGAATAATTCTGCAATTGCCGATTAGCAATCCTGAGCAGACCGAAGAATTACTCGAGAGTATTCAAGAAGATAAAGACGTTGATGGTTTGCGTAAAAAGGCGATTTTTCAGGCGGCCACGCCAACGGCTATCAATTGGCTACTGGCTGGATATGGCGTTGATTTGAAGGGAAAAAAAGTTGCGATTGTCGGGCGAGGTCGTTTGGTTGGCGCTCCTCTTGAGAAAATGTGGCTAAAGTCTGGTGTCGATGTGACGGTTTTTGAAAAAGGTGACGATTTATCTCAATTGATAAATTACGATATTATCGTGTCGGCAACAGGGGTGCCGGGGTTAATTACAAGCCAAATGATTAAACCTAAGGCTGTGGTTGTCGATGCGGGAACTGCTTCGGAAAATGGAAAAATTGTTGGCGATGTATCTGAAGAGGCGCGTCAGCGTAATGATGTAATTATTACACCAAAAAAAGGCGGAGTTGGTCCATTAACGGTTTCTGCGCTGTTTGATAATGTAATTACGGCTTGCCTAAAAATTGCGAATCAATCAAAAAATTAAGCGGCTTTTATGGCGGTTTTGACCTGCTCGACAACTTGGCGCGGTGTGAGGTTCGCTTTTACGATGTAGCTATGAATTCCTAATTTCTTCAAATCGTGCGGAGCTTCTTCTTCGCCGAGGTTGGTAAGGACAATAACGGGAATAGTTTTTCCCCAGTCTTTAGATCTAATTCGCTTTAAGGCTTCTGCGCCGTCCATTTCTGGCATTTGTAAATCTAGCAAAATAATATCTGGCTGAAACTTCTCGACTACTTCTATGCCAATTTGTCCGTTGGCAGCCAAGCGAACGTCAAATCCGTCCGATTCGAACTTCATTCGGTACATCTGGCTGATAGTAGGGTCGTCTTCAATGATAGCGATTTTTATCATGCTCTAAGTATATCATATAAACTATGTTATAATTTTTGGCATGGAAAACTTTAGAGGCGAACAGTATATTACAGAAGCAGGTGATTTTCTTAATGGAGTTGATCATGAAGCTAATGAAAAATTAAACGAGGAAATTGAGGATCTTAGAAGTGAGGGATGCAGGGTTAAAATTGGAGAAAAAACCGATCCTGCATATAATAATCCAGATAAAATTCAGGACATATACAATTACCTGGAGCGAGGTGGAGCGGAATTAAAGGACATTCGTAAAGATATTATTCATAAAAATTTAGCTACCGCAGCAATCGCGAATGTTCTAGAAAAGATTCCTTTTGTGAGAGAAAATAAATGGGGTAATATTGTAGATGCTTATTTGGAGATTTTTCGTGATAAATTTCTATACGGTAAAGATCAGACCGATTCGCGACCGTGGCACAATCAGCGAGGCTCCGCACTGACATTTTTAACAATTTCTGAAGCTGATGATTTAAGTGTTTCTGGTAAAAATGGCGAAATATTGTCAGAAGGTAAATATCCAACTATGAGTGGTCCGCTGGATGAGTCGGTATTTTATGAGAAGATTAATGGTTTGCCGCTGACGGAAGTTATGATTCAAGATAAAGTCAACAACGGTGTGGATAAATCGACGGCTATTGAAGAAGTAGAGAAGAGAATTAGTGAAGTCCGAGAATTTATCCAGGCGCCGGTGACGGAGAAGTTTTCTGGTGTTATTCGGCATTGCGCGGATTCGCTTGGTATTCGTGAGCGAGTGGAAACAGTGAATGGTTTATCGATTGATCATTTGAAGAAAGTAGCAGAAAAAGAGAATCGTTCAATTGACGATATGCTGGTGATGAGTTTTGGTTGCGGAACAGGACTGGCGACTTTGAAGATGCTGAAAAAACTTAAGGATGAAACGGGTGAGGCGCCAACGGTTATCCTGCTAGATCAAGATCCGTTGTCTTTGGCAGCAGCACAAAGCTTGGCGAAAAAATGGAATTTGGAAGATAAGATTGAAGTTCATTGTGAGCGATTATTCAGCAAGCTTGGCAAACCTTTGAGCTTGGAGGGAGTTTTGGGCAATCGTAAGCTGGATATTGCGGAAGATTCTGGCTTGCGAGAATATCTACCAGATGGCGTTTATAAACAATTGACGCGAGAATCATTGAAATTTTTACGAACTGGTGGACTAATGATCACTGGCAATATGAACGTAAATCGCCCACAAAAAGAATTTTTGCATGGACTAATGGGGTGGGTTCCAAAAGTTAGGATGCGTTCAATTAAGGAAGGCTTCAAATTGCTCCAAAAATCTGGCATACCAAAAGAATCTATTAAAGCTACAGTTACTGCAAGCGGCGTTTATACAGTTTTTGCGATTGAAACGTAGAATAAAATGCTATAATAAGCATTAGTATGATGATACGAGCATTAGTGCTAGGATTGGTTGCGTTGATGGCGCTAATTTTGGGCGTGCTTGTACTTAAAAAGTCGAAGCATCGTCATGATGCAAAGTATTGGTTTTTTCTGGTTTGTTTATGTTTGGCTGTGTGGTCAGCTGGACTTGAAGTGTTTTCTCTGGCGGACAATGAAGTAACATTGGACACTGCATCCAGATGGTTTTATGTAGCTTCGGCTGTTTTTTGTCCTGCGTTGGCTATTTTTACTACGAAGTCGTTTCTTCCATCGACAAAATCAACGAAGAGTTTTATCTGCGCGTCTAGTATACTAATAACGATTTTTTTGCTATATATTATTTTGGTTCCTGAGTTTATTATCAATACATCAGAAATCGTCACGCCAGTAGATTTTTCTCGAATTCCGATTCATGCAGTCAACTATGTTATTTTTGCAACTTTTTTCTCGGTATTCTTCTTAATTTCTATGTGTTTTGGTTATATAGCGTGGCGCAAATCAGATCCTGTTCGACGTAAGCAAGTCGCGATTTACATGATTGGTCTGTTGATATGTAGCATTCCTGGCTTTATAGTGGATCTGTTTCTTCCGGCGCTTGGCGATTATCGATATATATGGATTGGTCCAATTGCTACGATTATTTTCTTGTTTGCAATTATGTATAGCATCGTCAGATACCGATTGATGGACGTAAAAATGGCGGTGGCTCGAAGCGTTTCGTATATGTTGCTATTAATCGCACTAGCTGTCGTTTACGTGATTTCTGCATATGTCATTTCAATTTTGGTCTTCCAACGCAGCCTGACGGTTGATAGTCACGTAAATCTTATGAATATGATTTTGGCTATGGTTTTGGCGGTCGTATATCAACCAGTGAAGAAAATCTTTGATAAATTTACTGATAGAGTTTTTTATTACGGAGAGTATGACGCTGATACGTTTACGCGTGAGATTAGTAAAATACTAACCTATACGGCGGATCTGCAATTGCTAACTCGACGTGTTGGCAATTATATAGCAACTTCTCTTAAGGCGGAAAAAGTGGCGTTTTGTATTCCGGAAAAAGGAATATACGGTCGGGCGGGTCGGCGACGAATATCTGTTGTCGAGGAAGATGTTCGCAGGATTATGGATTACTATTATAAGAATTGTAGTTTTCCGGAAGTTATTTTGGCAAATCAAGTAAAAGATCCAGAGCTGAAGAAGCTTTTGGATATTCATCGCACGAAAATTGTTATGCCGCTGCTACATCAAAATCAAGAAACGGGAATCCTATTTCTGGGCGAACATAAGAGCTTGGGGTATAGTTCTCGCGATATTGAAATGCTGGAGTCGATTGCTGGGGAGCTGGCGGTGTCGATTCGAAATTCTTTGTCATTGGAAGAAATTAATGAGTTGAATAAAAGTTTGCAGCGTAAAATTGACGAGGCGACGAAAGAATTGAGGTTCAGTAATCGACAACTTCAGCGACTGGACGAGGCGAAGAACGAATTTATTTCTATGGCTTCGCACCAGTTAAGGACGCCATTGACTAGTATTAAAGGTTATCTGGATATGATGCTGGAGGGTGATCTGGGGAAGATTACTCCGACGCAACGTGCAGTTCTTAGAGAGGCGTTTTCTTCGAGTGAGCGTATGGTGAGGCTAATAAACGACTTTCTTAATGTTTCTAGGCTTCAGACTGGTAAATTTAACATTGATAAACAGGAAACAGACGTTGCTCAAATTCTTCGGGATGAAGTTGCGTTGCTTAAGGTTGTGGCTGATCAGAGGTCTGTCGAAATGGACCTAAAGATTGATAGAAAAGTTCCATTGATTACGGCTGACTCTGAGAAGATTCGTCAAGTTATGCTGAATATGATTGACAACGCTATTTACTATTCAAATCCGCATAAAAAGGTAATAATTTCTCTGAAAAATAGTGATGGTGCGATTGAATTTACGGTGAAAGATTCGGGAATTGGTGTACCGAAATCAGAGCAAGCAAATCTGTTTGGCAAATTCTTCCGCGGCACAAATGCCAGAAAAAAGCGACCAGACGGTACTGGCGTTGGCTTATTTTTGGCGAGGAAAGTTATTTTATCGCACGACGGCGAAATGATCTTTGAATCAGAAGAAGGAAAAGGTAGCACTTTTGGGTTTAAGCTGCCAGTTCGTTAACGAAATAAACTCAGTATTCCAGAAATAACGATAATTAAGACAACTACAACGAGTCCCGCCATGCTAATGGTGCGAATGAGCTTTTTCCGATCAAAAAACCATTGAGATAATTTGGAGCGATTCGTCGCTGTAATCCTTGTTACCTTTGGTCGCTGAGATGCCGCGTCCATTCCAGAATATTTTTTATTGCGCTTTTTCTTCTGCTTTGTCATGGAAATATTATACATTAATAGATAACGGCGGAGAAGTGGCTGATTTGCTATAGACAATTCGACAATAATTTGTTATGATATCTGAAGTCGTGGCCTTATCGTCTAACGGTTAGGACACCAGGTTTTCATCCTGGCAATCCGGGTTCGATTCCCGGTAAGGTCACCATTTCAGGATAAAAATCCAAATCGTCGCCCAACTGGGCGATTTTTTGGTTTACATTTCTTAATTCCTGCCACCACCCAAAAACCGCACTTTAGTTACCTCAGAAAACAGAAATAACTGGACAAAAGGAGCTAGCCTGAACAGATTAGAAAAGTGGCGTTTTGGTGGAAATAACTTGATTGGGACTATTATAATTTTCTAAGAACTTATGCTACAATAAGAATATGATTGAGGCTAATAAATCACATAGGAACAAAACTATTGATTTTTCTCTTAAGGAAGGTCGAGAATATTTCGATCGTTGCATAAAAGGCGATTCAGATCTATCTATCGATAGAATTATAAACAAAACAATCAATGGCGACACTTTCGAAATTATGAAAAAAATGCCAAAAAAGTTCGTTGATTTACTTATTGTTGATCCACCATACAATTTATCAAAGAATTATAACGGTAGTAAGTTCAGGCAAACAGATGATGAGAGCTATGCTAAATATACTGAGCAGTGGCTGAAACTAGTATTGCCGCTATTAAAAGATGAAGCCAGTGTTTATATTTGTTGCGATTGGAAAACTAGCGTTGTCATTGGTCAGGTTCTGCCAAAATATCTTAATGTCAGAAACCGAATAACATGGCAACGAGAAAAAGGACGTGGCGCAAAGGAGAACTGGAAAAATGGACTCGAGGACATTTGGTTTGCCACCAACAACGACCGCTGGACTTTTAACTTAGCTGATGTGAAAGTTAGAAAAAAGGTTATTGCTCCATATAGGCAAGACGGAAAGCCAAAGGATTGGAAAGAAACTAAAAGTGGTAATTTTCGGGATACTTGCCCGTCGAATTTTTGGGATGATTGTACAATTCCGTATTGGTCAATGCCTGAAAATACCGCCCATCCAACTCAGAAACCTGAAAAATTAATTGCCAAAATGATTTTAGCTAGCTCTAATGTGAAAGATGTAGTATTTGACCCTTTTTTGGGTAGCGGAACAACTTCCGTAACTGCTAAGAAGCTTGGTCGTAAATATGTTGGTATTGAGCTTGATGAAACTTATTGTGCTTGGACTGAGAAACGAATAGAAATGGCAGATGATGACAGCTCTATTCAAGGTTATACAGACGGTGTTTTTTGGGAGCGCAACACTCTTGGTGGGCAGAAAAAAGTTAAAGAGAATTCGCAAATCAAAGAAATAACTAAGGGAAAAAATGGACAACTCACTTTACAAGTTAATTGATTTTATAAAAAGGCTCGATGGTCAAGCTGGCAAGGCTAGGTTGCAAGAGCTCGTTCAAAAAGAATTCTCTCTGACAAAAGACAGATCTGTATTTTATACAGATGCTTTTGCAATACGATTTAGCTCGTCCAAATCGACAAGCTTTTCCAATACGGTTATCTCACTTTCAAATCTACAGAAGTATGACGACTTTCCTTTTGTAGTTTGCCTAAATACTCCTAATAAAAACTATTTATTTTTGGCCAATACTACCTTTTTATCTAAAGTAAGCCATAGTTCACAAGAATTAAGAGAGGATAATATACGGGGCAGTATCAACGGCTCCGACATAGTAAAGGTCTTTAATGACATTTATAATGAACCTAAAAATTTCGCTGAGCTGTTTGCAATACATTCCGAAATTGGCTTTGATGGCAATCTTGCCAGACTAGTTGAAGCAACAAACAACATTTCACCCAATGGTAGCAAATATAATATACGAGCGATAGATAAAGATGTTATACTGCAATCCCCCCAGAGAGCAAAGGATTTTGTAGTATCCGCTGAATATAGCACGTTGAAGTCAGAGCTTGATCAAATGACAATAGCTTATAAAAACGAAATTATTTTAGCGAGTCTGATTGATAATGTAAATATTCGCGGGCGAGTAATTGAGTATATAATCGCCGGTGAAGATGATAGATTGCGAAGCGAAATCATTCATACTTTACAAAAAGGCACAAAACGAATACCGAGCTTTCGCACAAAAAATACACTTGGTGATTTTGTTAAAGTTTTTGATAAATACAATACGGCAACCGACATAAAAACAAAGGTCATGATCTTAAATTCTGCCCCAAAAGCATACAATCTCGATAAAATGTTAGAATTCTTGGCAAAAGAAAAATCTGTTTTTATGTTTTACTTTGTAGGTATTATGCCTAATCAGGTTGTCGGACAAGTTTTAATCTCAATGTTTCAGGATGACTTAAGAGATACAACACATCTACTGAAACATTGGGCGGGCAGAAATTCACGAGGAGTTTCACAGTTTAGTGGGCAAACTATCGACACCTTAATAAAAGAGCCAAACAATAATATAGATATTGTAAAGAGTCAAGATTTCCTAGAAAAGATAATGAGCTTATAGTTTTATGAATGATAGAATAAGATTGGTTAGCGAGACAGTTGGCGATACCTATAGGAATAGTAACGGCTCAGAGATTGCGGTTATAAAAATCGCAAATGATGTTCTTATGACTACTAAAGAAATGTCTAAATTCTATGGCGTAAGTGTGTCGACGATATGCAAAAAGTTAAAGAAACTGTTTGCCGATAGCGGAGTTAACAAAAAACAAGTTAGCTCAATTCTTACTCACAAAGCTAGTGATGGCAAACTTTATCGCACAATTTTCTATAATTCACAAGTAATAATCACCGTTGGCACAATGCTAAAATCGCCTGAAACCAAGCAATTTCAAGAATGGGTTACTCCAGGGATTAAAAACAAATCAACTAATAATTTTCTCGAGTTGAAATAGCTTCTTCTACCCAGTTTTCAAGATTTTTCGCAATATCATTGTAGGCATCCCAGCTATTTGGATCATAGCATGAAACAAGAGACGATAATCTTTGGCCATTTCGCATCAGTACATTATCAAATGGATTAGCTCCTTTTCTGCAGGTTCCAGTTATTGGGTCTTTGAGATTATGAATATAGATACCAAAAAGTCCTTTTCTTTCGTTCCACGCTTTGCGTATTTCGTAATCTACCCATTTGCGGCTTGCAGTTTCAGACCCAACCAAAACAATAACACAACTTTTATATTTCATGTTATCATCAATCCATTTTTTTACAGCATATTCACTACGCTTAATTTGTTCCCAGTTATTTGGCGCAACCGGCTCATTGCCTTCAATCGCTCCCATTTTACGAATTTGCCAAACCCGCATAACGTCGTTATCGAAATGAAAACTGTAAAACACCTGTCTTTTCATGCCGTTACTTTCTCATAATTATTAAATTTATATCAAAATTATTATGGATAATAATTCCAATGATAATCATCAGAATTACGCCATAAAACAACAAAAGAACAGGCCTGCGAAGCGCTTCCAACCAAGCAGAAAACTTAATAAACTGACCAATATTCATTCCATAATCGATTTTTTCAGAGCTTGTTTTCGCGACCTGCTTATATAGCCTACGATAACCTCTTTCAAGCATTAGATAGTAGGCGTCAATTACCCAAAACATCAGAACTATACCAAGAATTAGCCAGAGAAAGTCGTTATTGTTAGTCGCAATCATTGTTGTAAAAACAGCACCGATTATAGTGATAGACCAGCCCTTAAAAAGAAAGGTGTTTGATGACAGACGATTTATTACGCCTTGTATAAACTCTAAATGAGAACGCTTGTCGTCTGGTGTGGTTTTACTTCCCATAATAACTACATTATACCACATGAGGCGTAATTTTAATCAAGTTATTTCTACCAAAATGCCACTTATCTAATCTGTTTAAGCTAATTCTTTTTTGTCCAGTTGTTTCTGTTTTCTTGGGGGGGGGTAATTAAGGCGGTTTTTAAGCGGCGACAAAAACCGCTTAAAAACCGTAGGTAGCAACTTTGTCGCTTTTATGACGTGCCGCTTTTTACGGTCGAATCAGGGGCAGCTGAAAAAGGGAAATGTGAAAGCCGAATTCATCCACTAAAAGAAGTGTCGAGAAGATTCAACATAATCAAAAGCTGGCTTTTATATTGTTAGCTGTCAA